TTGCTGTTGCAGAATTACCATATCCTCCGCCAATATTTGCATAGGCTGCTGTTGCATAATTTCTATTTCCTCCACCAACAGTTGAAAAAATTCCCGATGCACAATTTAAAAATCCTCCGCCAACAGTTGCATAATTTGTTAACGCACGATTACTATATCCTCCACCAACATTTGAATAATCTCCTAATGCACAATTTCTAAATCCTCCACCAACAGTTGAAAAACTTCCTGTTGCACGATTACTATATCCTCCACCAACATTTGCATAGGCTGCTGCTGCATAATTTTGAGCTCCTCCACCAACATTTGCATTGGTTGCTGTTGCACAATTTTGAGCTCCTCCACCAACATTTGCATTGGTTGCTGTTGCAGAATTACCATATCCTCCGCCAATATTTGCATAGGCTGCTGTTGCATAATTATTGATTCCTCCACCAACAGTTGAAAAATCTCCTAATGCACAATTTAAAAATCCTCCGCCAACAGTTGCAGCGTATCCTGTTGCACGATTACATTGTCCTCCACCAACGTTTGCATAAGATGCTGTCGCACAATTACATCGTCCTCCTCCACCAACATGCGCATAGTTTGCTGTTGCACGATTTCCATATCCTCCGCCAACAGTTGCAGCGTATCCTGTTGCATAATTATTGATTCCTCCACCAACAGTTGAAAAATCTCCTAATGCACAATTTCTATTTCCTCCACCAACAGTTGAAAAATTTCCAGAAGCTAAATTTCCACTACCTCCACCTATAACAACATGAGCTCCACTATAACTATTATTTTTACCAAAAATTTTTATCCCACTTACAGTTTGGTCGCCAGTATTATAAACAAGATTTGGTGCAGTGATTGGATTTGTTAAAATTACATTTCCACTTGTTATGGTTATATCTACTCCAGAAATACTTAGATTATCTATGTTATTTAAATCAACTGCATTAAAAATACCAGTACCAGAAACATTAATACCATTAACAAAAGTCTTAACTCCACTTATAGTTTGATTGCCATATTTTAAAACAGATGCTCCACTTAAATTATTTATATAAGAATTTAATATTGCACCAGATGTATCAAAATCCCCACTTAATTGTGTTATATATGTATATAAAATTGAACCACTATTATTTAAAGTTCCGCTCAATGCATTTATGTAGTTATATAAATTTTCTCCTGTTTGAAATAAACTAGATGCTGTTGCAAAAGACCCAGTAAGTACAGGTTGTCCTTTAACAAATAAAGCTTGAAATTGTCCAGTATATCCACTAATGTCTCCTGTAACTGTAAAATCAATAATTTCGTTTGCTCTTATACTTCCGTTAACTGTAAGATCTCCAGATATATTTATACTGTTAAAAAATGTTTTTATACCAGATACATTTTGATCTCCACTTAATGAAACAAAAACTCCAGAACCAATACTATTAATAACGGATGCAATTATTCCAGTATTTGCAGCCGCTTGAGAAACAAATCCACTAAGTTCACTCTGGTCTAATTGTTTAACTCTAATTAAATTATTGGCCATATTATTCCTCTAATTTTTTACTATGAAATAGAATGCTTGCAACATATGAATCTAAATTATGCTCTGCTGCAATTTCATAAATATTGTTTATAATATCTTGATTTTTATCTTTTGGATTATCGATATATTCTTTTGCTACAGTTTCCCAAATTTCTGGATTTTCATTTGCTATAATGATTTTAGTTATTTCATTTGCTACTTCTTTTTGTTGGCGAGATAGCTTTCTTAATGCATGTTTTTCTCTTAAAGAAGATTCTACTTTGTCCTGAAGTTTTGAAGCGAGAGCAAAATTATTTTTAATTTTTTCAATATCAAAAAATGTTGCTTTGGATTGTTTGCCTTGTCCGATTGGATTAACATTTTTAGTTGATTGAGGAATACCTGTAGATCCAGATGGTCTACCTGCTTCTCCTATTTTAGCTCCTCCAATAAGTGGTTGATATAAACCTTTTTCTTTTAATTCTCTAAATTTTTCTTGAGAAGAAATTGAGTCTTGTGGCTCTGGTAATCTTCCAGTTCCTATTGCTTGAATTCCTTCTTCTGGAGTTAGTACTCCAAGTTCAACTAGTCTTGTATAAACTCTTGAATATTGAATATCATCTTTAAGGTCAATATCTTCAAATTCTGGAGTTGGATAGTTTTTAAATCCAATATCTTTGCTAATTCTTCTTATTTCTGGAATCAAAAATTCATTTAAAAATGTTTGACGGGCTTGCTTTAGTCTTTCTATAAATACTTGAACTTTGATACTGGTATTTGCGAATTTTTCGCTACCAATAAGAATATTATTTAAACCAATTTGAATATCTCTATCTACAACTTCATATTTTTCTGGACCAATTAGATTACCAATATCTGGAATAACAAATTGTGCTTTTGTTGTATAGTCTGCGATAAGAACTCTGCCAACGCTTTGATTTTCAAATAATTGTTGCATGGCTTGTAAATTCTTTTGATTTATTCCACCCTTTTCAGGAGTATCTCCCATTGTAACTAATAGAACTGCTTGCTGCATTGTTCTTGTAATCGCGGCATCCATTTTTTTCATTTCCGCTTTCCAATTTATGTCTTCTAAAACTGGAAAACCCATTGGAACTGCAAATGGCTCGTAATCTTGTTTTTTATAAAAAACTGCACAAAGTCTATCTCTATCTAATGGCAAAGTTAGTACTCCGACAGTTCTTTGTTTAATTAATTTTTGTGTTTCTACTGGAAGACTTTGTAGAACTTCTCGATCTTCGTCTGTTTTTGGTTCTTTTAATCTTTCTAATTCATAATCACTTAATACTTTATAATATCTTCCTAATGAAAAATTAATAGTTCCAGCTATTTGGATGTCTGATGGATTTAACATTATATATCTAGCTGGTAAATTAACTGATGCTGCTTTTGATGTATTTAAACTAAATGTTTGAGTAATTTTATCTAAATCATCATTTCTAACTTTTGTATCGAATCTATAAATAAAAACATTACCGCTGCGATAATATTCTCTAAAAAATCTATCTTGAAAATCAAACAAATTAATTTTTTTAAATAATGCTAAAAAGAAATCTCTGCTTTTCTGACTCCCACCTTTAAAATAAATATTACTACAAGAGAACTCTGTCATTAAATCAATAGTATTTCTAAAAATAGCAAAATTATAATAGCATTTTTGACAAAGAATAACCGCATCGCGGATATTCATATTTGAATTAGCTTTTACTCCAGTAGAATATCTAAAAGGAATAAGTCCATCATCAATATTTTTATATCTATCAGTTCTAGTAATAGTAGCAGCTGCATTTCTTCTAAGGCCAGTATAATTTGTATCTGATTCTGTAGAAGCTTTACTTTGATACGAAGCTTCAGATAACATTATCGGCTGAATATCTGCGCTTTTCGTATGTTTTTCTTCTTTTTTATTTTTTTTAGCCATTTTACTTCAAATATTACACATTATCCAAGCATAATTGGCGAAAAAGTAGCTTCTGCTTGTATATTTTCAACCTTCATCATATCATTATAGCACTTTATTGCCCAATTTGCTAACATAAATGCAGAATAATTATCTTTTCTAGCTTTATTTGCGGAAGCGCTTCTTTTTAGATGTTGAGGTAAATCGAAGCTTTGAGTTCCACGGCTAGTTGCCGAATGTTCAATTAATACGCATTGTTTTTTCGTCTGATAGATAAAATCGTCTTGATTTTCAATAAAATCTAAAACTGTCCAATCCTTCTTGTCTTCCACTTTCATTAAATCCAATGGTAAATTTAAACTTATTGTTTCATTAAATGATGCTTCGTCTGACGCTGTTCTACTTGCAAACCATACTCTTTTGTAATCAATACATGCTTGTAGATATTCATTTGCTTTACGAATAAAATTACTTGTAAATACTTGATTAAAAGCTATTCTTTTATCATCTAGATTATATTTATTTTTAGCATTTTTTATCATTAAATCATAATCTACGCCTTCTAATTCTGAATCTATATCTAGTGTTTTAATTTCTAATCTACTATTTTTAAATAAATTAGATTGATTACATGCAGATAAAAATGTATCTGCGCCAGCATTATCAAGAACCATAAATACAATATTAAAATTAGTTAAAATATAATAAAGATAATTAACATGATTTTTTAAATTACCAAGACCTGCATAAGTATGAACTAAAATGCCTTGACCTTTCTCTTCATCTAGCTCCATTACTGCCATAGCAAAATAATCTGCATTAGGACTATCGCTCATATTTGGATCGATTCCTAAAATATATTTTTTCTTTGAGTCACCCTTCATTAAGGTGTGTGGAGATTCTCCAGTTTTTAAAGTACATTCTTCCATTTTTTTTGCATTAAAATAACTATCGCTACCATCTGTAAATCGTGCACAATATTCTCGTAGAAATCCGCTATGACTTGATCCTCCAGCTTGAGCTTCTTCAATAATTGTTTTATCGATCATTTCTTCTGGAAGAGCTTCGTAGCTTAATTGACTAACAAAATATGTGGCTTCAGCTTTTTCGGGACTATGAATTTTATCGCACCACTCATTATAAGTTTTATAAAGATTTTCAAATGTATAGCTTGCAGATGAAAGAGCAATCATTTTACTCGTATTTTCAAAGACCATTCTATCTTTTTCTTCCATGAGTCCTTCTGATATTAATTTATCTTCAAATTCACGAATCTCCATTCTTTCTTTCATATTTTGTGGAGCTACCAAGAATGGCATTAAAACGTTTTTAATAATTTCTTCTGGAAGTAAAAGGAACTCGTCAAGTACAAGAATATTTGCACGAAAACCTCGAATCTTTTCTCCATTAAGAGGAATAGCTACAATACTCCCACCATTAATCTGCCATTCAAATTGATCGTTTCTTTTAGCTTTAGCGCCAAAACATTGAGCAAGTAATTCTGCGCCTTTGCTATCTACAATTTTTTCTAAGTTATTAAAAATAAAACGTGCAGTTCTAAATGTTGGGCCAGCGATAAGAATTTTAGTATTAGGTTCAAATACACATTGAAGAAAACAAAACACAGCTGCCATGAATGACTTACCGCAACCACGACCGAATACGCACATATTGAAATTTCTATTCATTAAAGCTTTAAGATGTAACTCTTGATATGGAGCTAATTTAACTCCACTAATAAGTTCTGTTGTGAATCCAATATTAGCTCTAAGAAATTTAGCTAAAGTTATTTTTGCTTCTTTATCATTAAGAAATCCGTTAAGTTGAGATAATTCAGCATTAACGTCCTTAACTTCTCTTATATATTTATCTGGACAATATATCATAAAATTTTCATATCATAAGCCAATTGAAGATCTATCTTTTTATAGAAACAATTACTTGCAAAAATAGATTCAATTATTCTGGTCATCTCTTTTCGTCCATCAACAAATAAAAATTGTAAATTATCATAATTTTGTAGAAGCTCTCGCACATTATGGAATATATATTCTGGCGTTGCTTTTATTTTTTTACTAATATGAGGAAGATACTGAAAGCTTAAAGCGCTTGCTAATTTCTCTTCAACCATAACAATAATATAAGAGTTGTTCTTTTTAGCTTTATCGATTTCATTTTTAAATCTATCAAAGTTCTTAACGCTTAAGGTGCTTATAAAGTCGCTAAGACTTTTTCTTTCTATAAAGCAGTTACAATTATCGTTTGAGCAAGCATAATCTCCAAATCCAAGAGTTTTAATTTCAAAAGGGGTATTAAATTTGAGCCAGCTTTGTTCACGGGTATCAACGTAGATTGTATCTTTATTTGTTAATTTATTTTTAAAATGATCTCCTACAAGATTAGGATGAATAAATTTATTCTCTAAATTGACAGATGAGCACGTATCGTAATAATCTTTAAATATACTATTATAAAATATAATAGATGGCGCCATGATTGTTCTAAGCTCAACTTGCGTTGGTGAATATGTAAGATTTTTAACTTCTTTTCTTTTTATTAATAGTTCTTTGCAATACTCTTGAGCTTTCTCTGGAGTTTGAGTCTTGAGCCACTTCTTCATGTTGTTCTTGTCATTAAAATCACTATTTAAATATTGGTCTTTAGTTTTAAAATTAATTAGTTCATTAGTTAGTAAATCTCTACGCTCAAAATACTTTTGATAGTATTTAACTTTATTAAGACCATATCCTTTTAAAGCCATATGAAGAGCTTTGTCATCTTTGAATTCTTTACCATCGACTTTACATATAACTGGCATAAATTATCCGTTCAATATTTCGTCTTTAGAGATTCCTAAAATTTTGCACTTAACTTCGTCCATTGTGGACAATCTATCGATTTCTTTTTCTACAACTTGTTTTCTCATTTCTGCCATTTTTAATAATTTTGCTCTGCTCTCCTCTTCTTTCCACATTTGGACAAGATTGATAACTGAAGCTGTTTCTTTAACTTGCTTGCTGAGTCTTTCGCTACGTTTTACTTTAAGATCATTGTTTAATTTTTGTTGACGATTAACACAGTCGTTATATTCTTTGCGAGCAGTATTACTTGCTTCTACTAAAGCCATAGGAATTTTTCCATCTTCTTGAATAGCTATATCGATTTGATCTTGTAGTACAGTAATTGTTTGCTGAATGTTAGAAGATATTAATACTTCCGTGCAAAGAACGATATATTGATCAACTTCTTCTTGAGTTAAGTCTGCCTTGTTGTATGTGTATCTTATAAAACTACTTTCAAATAGTTCACGATCTGATTCATTATCATAAAGATTAATTTGATGAATAAAGCGGTGAGTATTCATGTAACCAATAAGCGCATTTGTTTCTCTTTTTTGAGCATGAGTTATTTTTGTTTTATCAATTCCGTCCATAACATATTTATTAATTTTAGCTATTGTTCTTTCTTCGCTACGAGGTGGTTTGTATAATCCATTTACAACTTCTTCATTTTCTGTATTATTAAATTTTATATTGCTTGGTATAATTTTCATGTATTCAAGAACACTTCTTGTTTCTTGAGATAAATTCGTAAGTGTTTCATTTTTGAATAAAATTTTAGCCATTTCTAACCCAGTCATTGTATGACAATTATTACTAATATATTCTTTTTGATCATTATTTAATTCTATTAAACCTTTGGCTTGATATTCGTGACTCTTTTTTGGCTTAATAGATCTAGACGCTAAAAATTCCTTAACAGCTTTACCTTCTTTGCTTCTCCCATCAAGATCATCTCTATCAAAAGCTAACTTAACCAACTCAACTAATGATGGCGGATTATCTGGACGATTATTCCATTCATTTAACAGCTTTAACTGCTGTTCTTCTGTTAGTTCTGGTAAATTTTCGCTCATATCAATAGATGTCTATTTCACCATTATATAAGTATTTTTTAACTTTAAATATAATTGCTTTTTTAATATTTTTAATTTGTTTGTATCCTGCGATTCTATTTTTCTCAGTTGTTCTATAGCCCATGAGTTTAGCTGTTTGCTCTTCATCTCTGCCTTCTATATATAAATGTTTATATACTTTCCATTCTATAGGTTTTAAAACTTTTTGCATTTTATTATGAATATTTTTAGCTGCATCTTCTACATTCATGCTATCTGTAGGCATATCGTTAATTTCTTGAGAATGATTTTCTATGCTCACTGTCAATTTTGTATCGTGTGCATTTTTTTTACTTTTTTCCCAATTTGCAAACAATGGGCATGTATTACATTGGTTTCCGTAAATTGCACATCCATCTTCTGATTCTGCTGCTGCACATTTTAAACAAGGTCGCGTAAAATTACTATAATTATTTCTTATTAAGTTTTTAATTTGATTACTAATAATTCTATTAACCCAAGGAGCAAGGGGTTTTTGATAGTCATATAAGTGCCATTTTTTATATATATGTATTCTCAATATCTGAGATACATCACTAAAATCCATCCAATTAATCGCTGTTAAATTCCACTTATTTTTTCTTTTGGTAATTTCAGAGTTAATTTCACTTATGCATTCTTCAAAACTAGGCTTTTTAGCCATTTTTATTTCCTCTGTTTTTTGGTCTTAAAGATCCGGCTTCTTTTTGGAAATCTTCTAAAAATTTCTTTTTTTCTGCTTTAGTTATTTTTTTACCTTTTTGCCTTGGCTGTCTTGTTCTCATCGATGGATCAGAAGTGCCCATAATATTACCTATTTTTTCTTTTTTATTTGATTCACCAATTATTTCACAATCAATTTGTGAAATTTCTGGTACATAATTCACTTCACTACCTTCGTCATCGTCTTCTATATTTAATTCTTCTATTTGTCTTGGACGAATTTTAGAAATAGTTTGTTTTTGAAATTGAGTTTTATTTACTACAAGTTTTTCAAAAGGATTACCGCAATGACTGCAAAATTTTGGTTTGTTTACTGAATAACTTGTAGGACCACCACATTCTGTGCAATATATTTTAAGCATAATATGATTATACTTTAAATTAATTAAAATTTCAACTATTTAAGTTCTTCAAATTTTTCAATAATATAGGCTAAAATATCATTTCTCATAATATCTTCTCTACCAAATTTAAATGTATGTATGCCTTTATCTGAGCTTTTCTTATCGTCAAAAAGATTATATATTTTTTCAAATCCACTATTTTTAATATCAGATTGACGAATATCTCCTATTAAAATCAATTTGCTGAACCTACCCATTCTGGTGGTAATAAGCAATAAATCATGCACGCTTAAATTTTGAGCCTCGTCACATATAATATAACTAGCATTAATACTAAGTCCTCTTAAAAAACCTACTGGTAATCCTTTAACTCGTTCTTGCTTTAAAAGCATATCTACTTGATTTTTTGGAAGTAATTCATAAAGTTTATCCATTAAGGGTTGAAGATATGGATCTAATTTGCTATGAAGATCACCTTTAAGAAAACCTAAATTATGAGAAGAACTTTCCACAGGGTTACGAACATAGAATATTTCACCTATTTTTTTACTATTTATAGCATTTAAAGCTGCATATACGCTAAGAAGACTCTTTGCTGTTCCTGCTGGGCCTTTACAAAATACCATTTTAGTATTTTTATCTTGCAATAATTGAATAAATTTTTTTTGATTATCTGTCCATTGTAATTCGCGAATAGTAAGGAAACCTTCAATTTTATCTCTTTGAGGAACAGGAACCGACTTATCTTCTTTTTGTTTATGCTTTTTAGACATTATACTTACATCTAGATTTACACTACATTTTATATTTAGTGTAAATAAATTAACTGTGGCATATCTGAACGCAAACATACCTCCAATAGAGTGTTACGTCCGTGGCAACTATCTAAGAAATCAAGAAGATGGTTTTGATAAAAGATATAAGTGTTTAATTTTTGGAGTTACAAGTTTACCTAGCCAAGTGCCACTTTTTAATTTCCTTATGGAAGATGGTGGAATTTGGTGGCATGCGCCTATTAGCGCTTTTTGTTCGAAAGAAGATGCGCCAGATATGGAATTAACTGAACTAGAACTTTGGGATAGTTTTAGTTATCATATTTCTGTAACAACTTTTTATCTATTAGAAAATAAAGTAATAAAATATACTGGAAGAACTGGTCAACAATATATGGGCCGTTATTTATTCACACTTGATTGGGCACATAGTGATTATAATGAATTGAATTTTGGATTTAGTCAAAAACCAGACCAACATAAAGCTGGACATGTTATAAAACTCGATAATGGCAATTTCGCAATACAACCTAATAATAGAATCAAAGTATTCGATCCAAGCTTCGCAACAAAACCAAATGAATCATTGTTGCAAAGAAAAATAAACTCTCATATTTATACTGCTGAAAATAGCCCCAAATGGGTTACAGAAGATAGTGATAATTATGATTATAAAATACAGGAGATAAAATGAACCATAAAATTAATATAACCAATAATAATATTCTTGAGGGAGAAAAAGCTAATCCTCAAAACTGTGCTATCGCTAGAGCAATCAAAAGTAAAATGAAAAAAAAGATAACTAGTATATCTGTGGTGCCAAGTCATGTGACTTTAAAAATAGACAATAAAATGTTTATTGCTAAAATGCCAAAGGCTGGTGCTAATTTTATTAAAAGATTTGATCGTGGGCTAGCTGTAAATCCTTTTAAATTAGATTTAAAATTTAAAAAAGGCTTCGCTTTGTCTAATTAAAAATTCTTCCACCAGTTTCATCAATAACTGATTTTAGTTCTGGTGTTGGTGGGAAGTCTAAAGATTTAACGTAAAGTCGGATATTTTTATTTTTTAAAATATTTTTGATTTTATCGATTCCTGCTGGATCTTCTGAGTCTTGAAGATCACAAAACCAGTATATAGCATCAACATTAGATTTCGCCAATTGTTCTATAGCATAAACTGTGATGCTAGTTGTTCTAATCGCACATCCTTGAACTTCATGATAATTAGGATTTTTAAAATTTTTATCAATATCTCGTTTTAAAGATCCTATATGAATCATCATGCTTGGAGATACATCTAAAATTACCCCTAATTTAGAACTTATAATTTCATCGCCTAAAATTTGACCTTTTCCATTTCCTCCCTTTCCATTTCCTTTTCCAAAACCATATCCATTTCCTTGTCCACTTGAATTTCCTGCAACAAATGATCCAAGGTTAACTTTAGCCATATGAGTTTTAGATTTAACATTGAATGGAGGTCTATATTGGTTATTTTCTGTGATAATGATCTGATTGCTAATTTCTGGTATTGGTATATTTTTGCTAAAATTATCTGTTGGGTTATCATTTCCTCCTTCTGCTACTTCATCGTCTGGAGCGCTTTCTATTGGTGGCGCAGATTCTATTACTTGAATTTCTTGAGCTTCTTCTTCTGATGGGCCAAACTGAACAGTCCAATTTTGCTTTATAGGAGCTTCTTTTACTTTTATAAAAGATAAAATTACAATACCTATCAAATGAATACCAATTGATATTGCAAAAATAGTTTTTAACTCATTAAATTTTTTCTTAAAGTTAATAGATTTAATAACATTTAAAGTGTTCTTATAGTATTTTTTATAATCAATATTATTGATTGGTGTTCTTGCTGGCTCACAACTATAAACCTTGGGCGGGTTTATTTTTTGATAATTAACTGGGAAATAAACATGATTTTTTTCAGATTTGGCGAATGATTCCTTGAAGACGCTAACAATATAAAGGCTTAATATTATTAAAAATATGTAAATCATACTATTTATTAACTAAATATTTGGCTGATCTTATCTGTAAGTAGGGGCAAGCTAATTTTGCAGCTTTAATTGGATTATTTTTTAGGTCTTCTGATGTATTTAACATTTTTGATCCTTGGTTAACATCATAAGCAAAGTATTGGTTGTTCCAGTAGAATATTGTTATAGCATGGCCTCCATCAATATATCTATTACGAGATACTCTTTCCTTAAAGGTCATAATTAAAACATCGTTCCATATGTTTTTGCTTTTAAATTCTTTGTTTAAGTTCTCGTATACTCTGATACTATTGATTAAGCAAGAATTGGGTGCTGATCTAATAGATTGAGCATAAGAACTACAGGATATTAAGCATAATGCTAATATTAACTTCTTCATAGATTAACTATATAATGAATGTATTATAAAGTCAATATTATCTTTGTTTATTTTTACATAGCGGCCAAATGAATAAGAGGTATATAAATAAGGGTTTTAAGAAAAAATAGTCCCCCCGATTTTTTTACCTTAAAGTATATGGTATTATAGTGAATTTTAATAGATTTTAAAAAAGGGGGGTATATATAGGTATATATAACTAATAGTTTATTTTATTAGGGGAGAATGATATTAATCCCCCCACGGCATTTTCTAAAATTAGGATCATCTGGTTTTTTCAAAAATGGGGGGTATATTCTATAAAAAATATTAGATATAAGTCATAAGTCGTTTACTATCAATGAAATTTAAATGTTGCATAATTCCTATTCTGTGATAGATTACCTATATGAAGAAATTAAGCAAATACGAACAACTGATCGCAAACCTCAACAAAGCTAGCCAAGACCTAAAGGATGCCTCTACCAAGGCCATCGCTACCCTTGACGCTCACGCCAACAAGGTGGAAGCTATCCACCAAGAGGCGATGAATAAATAATAGTTGACGAAACATAACCAGAAAGGCATACTAAGACCATGAAACAAAACCTCAAAATCAGCTACCAAACATTCGGCGAAAACAATGCTTACCTTCTCGAAGGAAGCATCAAACAAATCAATCACTTCTTCAATTCAA